AACTTCGGAGCTTCAACCGAGCAGACGCTAGTCGAAGACCTGATCATCGAAACGATCAAGATTCACGGTGTGGACTTGTACTACATCAAGCGTACCCGGACTGGCACCGATGACTTGTTGAACGAGGATGACGTCTCCAAGTTCACCAGCGCGTTCCTGATCGACATGTACATCAAGAGCGTGGACGGATTCGACGGAGAGGGCGACTTCCTGTCGAAGTTCGGTCTACAGATTCGAGACAGCATCACGTTCACGACCGCGATTCGTACCTTCAACCTCGAAGTTGGACTGCACACTGGTCAGGGTCGCCCAGAAGAAGGTGACCTGATCTACTTCCCGTTCAACAACAAGGTCTTCGAGATCATGCACGTCGAGCACGAAGCCGTGTTCTACCAGATGGGCGCTCTACAGACTTACGACCTCAAGTGTGAGCTATTCGAGTACTCTGGAGAGAGATTCGAGACTGGCGTACCTTTGGTCGACCGTCTGTTCGACGACTACGACATGAACTCCAATACCGCTGTTGCTAACGTGGAGTCGATTAGCGCCTTCGCCGATAACGACATCATCGAACAAGAAGCGGACGCAATTCTAGACTTCTCCGAGAGCAACCCATTCGGCGAAGATCAATTCTAAGGTGACCAAATGTTTGGCAATAGTCCATGGTATAATGAGAGTACGCGAAAGCTGACTGCGGCTTTTGGTACCCTGTTTAACGACATCAAGATTCAGCGATACGACAACGATAACAACTTGGTCCACACGATCAAGGTGCCCATTAGCTATGGTCCAAGACAAAAATTCTTGGCTCGCTTGGAAGAAGATCCTGGTCTGAAAGCGCCCGCGATAACCCTGCCTCGCATGTCTTTCGTCATTACTGATATGGCGTACGATCCGAGTCGCAAGCTTGGGTCGACCCTGACGAACTCTAAGCCAGTCAGTGGTTCTCCAGATGTTCTCAACACTCAGTTTACACCAGTTCCGTATGACGTCAACTTTGAACTGTCGGTCATGGTCAAGAACGTCGAAGACGGGTTCAAGATCGTAGAACAGATCGTCCCGTTCTTCTCTCCAGCGTTCACGGTATCTATGAAGATGGTAGAGAGTTCGGACGTCACCGTAGACGTCCCGATAATTCTCAATACGGTGTCACCAGAAGACACCTACGAAGCTGACTTCCTGACGCGTCGAGCCATCATCTGGACTCTACAGTTCACCATGAAAGCGTACTTCTACGGCCCAGTGACTCAGCGCAAGCTGATCAAGTTCGTCAAGGTGAACATGCACACCAGCTTGGATTCTACGACTCCAGCCGAGCAGATTCAGATTCGACCAGGACTTACGGCTAATGGAGAACCAACCACGGTTCTATCTGAGACTATACCGTACTCGGAGATATCGGAAGACGATCCGTGGGACTACATCGTTAGGATAGTGGACTATGAAGGATAAGATAGCCGAGAGTTTGGGGATCGAAGACTATGAGATTCTTCCTCCAATAGACGAATCTAGAGAAGCTAAATCTACTGAGGACCTGGACTTCGCCAGAAATAACGTCATCGATACGATAGACCAGGGAAACGAAGCGCTCAAGGAGATGCTTATCCTGGCGAAAAGCTCGGACGAGCCGCGCGCATATGAAGTCGTCGCTACCCTGATCAAGACGCTCGTGGATGCCAACGAAAAGCTAGTCGATCTGCCCAACAAAGTCAAGACTGTAAAGCCAGACGAAGGCGGGAAAACGGTGAACAACAACCTCTTCGTGGGTAGCAATGCGGATCTATTGAAGATGATACAGGATATGAGTAATGCCTCCAAGGAATGAAGGTTATCTAGGCAACAACAACCTGAAGCGAAACGGCGTACAGATAGAGTTCACGCCAGACATGATCGCCGAGATCCTGAAGTGTAAACAGGATCCGATATACTTCGCAGAGAAGTACATCAAGATCGTCCACGTGGACCACGGTCTCATTCCGATCAAGCTGTATGACTACCAGAAAGATATCGTCCAATCCATAACCGACAACCGTCGGGTTACGGTATGCACGTCGCGCCAAGCAGGAAAGACCACTACTGCGGTAGCTATCATCCTTCACTACGTCCTGTTCAACGAACACAAGACCGTCGCTCTTCTCGCTAACAAGGGCGACTCAGCCCGAGAGATCCTAGACCGGATTCAGATTGCGTTCGAAGCCCTGCCCAAGTGGCTCCAGCAGGGAGTCGTCGAGTGGAACAAGGGATCGATTGAACTGGAGAACGGCTGTAAGATTATCGCATCGGCTACGTCGGGTAGCGCGATTCGAGGTAAGTCGATTTCGTTCCTATACATAGACGAAACCGCGTTCGTGGAAAACTGGGACGACTTCTTCTCGTCGGTTTTCCCTACCATCTCATCTGGTCAAAGCACCAAAGTCTTGTACACGTCCACGCCTAATGGTCTGAACCACTTCTACAAGACCTGCGAAGGAGCGAAAGAAGACATCGACCCACAGACCGGGCGAGGAAAGAACGGCTTCATCTACATCGAGGTTCCGTGGAGTAGAGTTCCGGGGCGAGACGAGGCTTGGAGACAAGAGACTCTGGCTGGCATGGACTTCAACATGGAGCAATTCTCCCAGGAATTTTGCTGCGAATTTCAGGGTAGCTCCAATACGCTCATCGATGGTTACAAGCTGAAAGAGCTAGTCATCCGAGCGCCGCTGAAAGAGTCGAACAAGATATCGGTCTATGAGAACCCAGACCCTGCGTCTACCTACGTCATGGTCGTGGACGTCTCTCGTGGTAAGGGTCTAGACTACTCTGCTTTCTCCGTATTCGACGTCTCCAAGATGCCATATAAGCAGGTCTGCACCTTCCGGGATAACGTGATCACTCCAGTAGACTATGCCGAAGTCATATACCGCATTCACAAGACCTACAATCAGGCGCTGTTGCTCATCGAAGTCAACGATATCGGTGCACAGGTATCAGACATTCTACACCAAGACTTTGAGGTAGAGGAGTTGCTATTCACCGAATCGGCTGGTCGAAACGGCAAGCGCATATCTGGTGGGTTTGGATCGAACGTGGACAAGGGCATTCGCACTACGACTTCGGTGAAAGCAGTCGGGTGCAACATCCTGAAAATGATGATCGAACAGGACCAGCTAATCATTCACGACTTCCACACGATCAACGAATTGTCGAAGTTCTCCCGAAAGGGAAAGTCTTACGAAGCGGAACCGGGTAGCCATGATGACTTAGTCATGACTATGGTGCTATTCGCTTGGCTGTCTAACCAGACTTTCTTCAAAGAGATTACGGATATCAACACGCTGGAAATGCTGAGACAGAAAACGTCCGAGCAGATTGAACAAGACCTGTTGCCGTTTGGGTTCAGCGCTAACGACTTCTTCGAGGAAGATGAGTTCGCAAGTCATACATCAAGAGGGCTCCAGGATATAGGGTATTTTTGATTCTCCAATAGCAAGACGAAAACACCAAACGCATAAATAGCAAGTGTTACGATAAGCCAAAAGACGTCCGTCTTACACAAGGAGAATAACATGGCATTTCAAGTAAGCCCTGGAATCAACGTATCCGAAATCGACCTAACTACCGTAGTACCATCTGTCTCTACTACGGAAGGTGCGATTGCTGGTGTGTTTCGTTGGGGTCCAGTTAACGAAAGAATCCTCGTCTCGTCCGAGGTAGAACTAGCGAGACGCTTTGGTGCGCCGAAGACTGGCTACAACGAAGAAACTTTCTTCACCGCAGCCGACTTCCTAGCCTACAGCAACGCACTATACGTCACTCGCGTAGACAACGGCAATACCGCTATCGCGTCTACTGGAATCACCGATTTCAGCGCGAAGTATCCTGGTGCTCTAGGCAACTCGATTCAAGTGGTCGCCGTATCCGGTGCTCAGTATAGCTCGGCCAACTCTTCCATCAAAGCTATCCTTCGCAACGAACCATCGGCGAACAACAACCTCCACGTCGTCATCGTAGACGAAGATGGTGAGTTCACTGGCACGGCAGGTAACGTCCTAGAAGCGTTTGAAGACCTCTCTCTAACCGAGGGCGCTAAGCTAATCGACGGGTCGAACAACTACCTGATCGACGTGATCAACACTCGCTCCCGCTACGTGGAAATCTCTGAGTCCGCTAACACCGCTGCTATCGAAGCGACCGTAACTGCGGGTGTCTTCACCTCGTCTCTAACTGGTGGTACCGATGGCGACTCCGAGTCAGAGATCACGGCTGGTACTATCACTACTGCCTACGAGCTATACCGCTCGCCTGAAGACGTTGAAATCTCCCTGATCCTTCAGGGTAAGGCTCTCGGCACCGATGATGCTGAAATCGCCAACAAGATCACCGATATCGCTTCGGATCGTAAGGACTGTGTCGCTTTCGCTTCGCCTGCACGGGCTGACGTAGTCAACAACGCAGGAAGCGAGCGTGCGGACATTCTGGCTTGGGCTGCAAACCTGACCTCATCTTCGTACCTCGTCGTCGATTCGGGCTACAAGTACCGCTACGACAAGTACAACGACCGTTACATCTACACTCCGTTGAACGGCGACATCGCAGGTCTCTGCGTTCGTACTGACAGCTTGAGAGACCCTTGGTTCTCGCCAGCTGGCTACAACCGTGGTACGATCAAGAACATCGTCAAGCTAGCCTACAACCCAGACAAAGCGGATCGCGACCAGCTATATCCAAAGGGCGTAAACCCAGTCATCACCCAGCCTGGTCAAGGTACGCTTCTATTCGGGGACAAGACCTATCTCCAGACTCCAAGCGCATTCGACCGTATCAACGTGCGTCGTCTGTTCATAGTCCTAGAGAAGGCTATCTCCCGCGCGTCGAAGTTCGCTCTATTCGAGTTCAACGACGAATTTACCCGCGCGCAGTTTGTCAACCTCGTCGAGCCATTCCTACGGGATGTTCAGGGTCGTCGTGGTATCTACGACTTCCGGGTAGTCTGTGACACGACCAACAACACACCAGAGATCATCGACCGAAACGAGTTCGTGGGCGATATCTACATCAAGCCTGCACGTTCTATCAACTTCATCCAACTCAACTTCGTCGCTGTCCGCACTGGCGTAGAGTTCGAAGAGATCGTAGGCAGATTCTAAGAAAGTGGCGGGGATCTAGGACTTAGGTCCCCGCTATAAATACAGTAGAATCTACTCAAGGAGATACAAATGCCTTTCAACGTTAACGATATCAGAGCCCAGCTATCTTTTGGCGGCGCTCGATCTTCGCTATTCCAGGTACAGATTCAGAACCCCGTAAACGCTACTGGCGACCTGAAAGTACCATTCATGGTCAAAGCTTCTACGATTCCAGCATCCACCATATCGGAAGTCGAGGTTCCATATTTCGGTCGCCGAATCAAGATGGCTGGGGATCGCACCTTTGAGCCATGGTCGGTCACTGTGATCAACGACGAAGACTTCCTCATTCGCAACGCGATGGAGAACTGGATGTCCGCGATCAACACTCACCGTGGCAACATCAACAACCTCGGAACCTCTTCGCCAGTCGCGTACAAAGCGCAAGCTCAGGTCACTCAGTACTCTAAGACGGGTCAGGTGCTTCGCACGTACACCTTCACTGGTCTGTTCCCAACTACCGTAGCCTCAACCCCAGTCGCATGGGATGCTGGTCCTGAGCCACAAGAGTTCGAAGTTACCTTCTCGTACGACTGGTGGGAAGTCACCGGTGGTATCACTGGAAACGCTGGCACAGACCTATAAGGTGAATCGCTTTGGAATTATTCGGCTTCAGTATAACCCGTAAGAAGGACGAGGAGTCTGAAAAGAAGCCTCGTACCTTCATCTCGGATGACATGGCAGACGGTGCCGTATCCGTAACTTCCTCTACGGGCGGTTACGGATCTGGCGGGACCATGAGTTCGGTCCTAGACTTGGATGGGGCTGTAAAGTCCGAAGCTGAGCTAGTATCTCGTTACCGATTCATGGTTAACCAACCAGAAGTAGCGAGCGCTGTAGATGACATTGTGAACGAAGCCATCGTGGTTTCGTCTGACGAAAAGGTGGTCGAGGTTAACCTCGACTCCCTGAAAGCGACCGCAAGCCTCAAGAAGAAGATCGCCGCAGAGTTTGAAGAGATTCTAAGTCTGTTAGACTTCTCCAACAACGGCTATGAAATATTTGGTCGTTGGTACGTAGACGGCCGTACTAACTTTCATATCATCGTAGACCCGTCTAAGCCTGCTGAAGGCATTCAAGAGCTACGATACATCGATCCTCGTAAGATACGCAAGATCAAAGAATTTGAGAACGTCCAGATCGGATCTGGAGTCAACCGAGCTACGGTTAAGCGCCTCAAAGAAGAGTACTACATCTACGCGGAGAAGGGGTTCCTTCCAGAGAAAGTAGACGTCAACAACATCGGTTCTCTATCGGCGTTGAAGATTTCCAAGGACTCCATCGCGCACTGCAACTCGGGTGTCACCAACGAGAACAACACGCTGATAATCTCCTACCTGGACAAAGCGTACAAGCCGCTGAACCAGCTTCGCATGATGGAAGACGCGTCGGTAATCTATCGCATCTCCCGCGCGCCCGAGAGACGCGTGTTCTACATCGACGTCGGTAACCTACCGAAAGCTAAGGCGGAACAGTACCTACGGGACATGATGACTAAGCACAAGAACCGCTTGGTATACGACGCCAACACTGGCCAGATTCGGGACGACCGTCGTCACATGTCTATGACCGACGACTTCTGGTTGCCCCGTCGCGAAGGTGGTAAGGGTACCGAGATCACGACTCTACCAGGTGGTCAGAATCTAGGTGAGATGGAAGACATTATGTACTTCCAGAAGCGCCTGTACAAAGCTCTTAACGTTCCGATATCTCGCATGGAGCCTGAGACTGGTTTCTCGCTTGGTCGAGCTTCGGAGATTTCCAGAGACGAAGTCAAGTTCTCGAAGTTCGTGGCGCGTCTGCGCTCTAGATTCTCCATCCTGTTTGACGAACTGCTAGAGAAGCAACTCATTCTAAAGAATATCATATCGCCGGACGAATGGCAAGACCTAAAGAACAACATTCGTTACGACTACGTGGTAGACAACCACTTCCAGCAAATGAAAGAGATGGAAGTGGTTCGCGAGAAGGTAGGTCTGCTAAGAGACGTGGACGAATACGTCGGAAAGTACTTCTCGGAGACTTGGGTCAAGAAGCGCATTCTGCATTTCACCGACGAAGAAATCGAAAAGATGAAGAAAGAAATAGGCGAAGAGGGTTCGGCTCCAGAAGAAGAAATGGGAGACGAAGGACCAGGTCCTCAAGAAGAACCACCGCCGGAAGACAGTGAAGATTATCAAGATCAACAGGAGATGACAAAATGGAAAATCTAAATCAAATGGTAGCCTCTGTAGCAAGTGGCGACTTTGGCGGATTTCAACAGGCTTTTGAGACCGAAATGGCTGCGCGGGTCCAGAGCGCTGTGGAGTCTAAATACGATACAATGTTCAACCCAGTCGAGAATCAGGACGTTTCGGATGACTAATATTCAAGAAGTTGTAGATCAACCAAAGTCGGAAGACGAAGCTCGCTTCCTATCGAAGCACATCATCAAAGTGATGGGCTACAAGAAGCAAGTCGAAGAGCCAGACGAAGATGAATCTCGTCCTGCTGACTACAAGGACGGCGAAGACATGGCGGTCTATGAGGCTGCGGAGTCGAAAGCTCAGGCGATTGCCGCGCGCATTGCCCTGAAGCACAAGCGCGAAGGCACCAAGCCAGAAAAAGGCACCGCTTCGGCTGAAATGATGAAGATGTCGGAGAAGGACCTAGAAGACTTCACCAAGACCAAGCCAGGCGCTCCTGACAAGGTTCAGAAAGAAGAAGCCGAGAGCCTCGAAGAGAACTTCAAGGCTGGTACGCTAGAGCTTCGCGATGGCTCCAAAGTCAAGCTGTCTTCTTCGGACGCGATGGCTCTAAACAGCCTGTTCGTCACGCTTAACGACAAGAACCAAGCGAAGATGGACTCCAAGCTCATGGCTAACAAGAAGGGTTTCGCTGAGATCCTATCGTTCGCAAAGGAAGTCTAATCTATGGCCGATCGTTTCGAACAATTTCCGCCGCTACTAAGCGACGGTGTATACAGAGACAGCTTCGACATTACCCCAAGTGACGCTACTGTCTTTTCGCAGCCGACTCGTGGTTTGTGGATAGGCACTGGCGGAGACATCAAGGTAGAATTTGTTGGATATGATGGTTCTTCTCGAACTCAGTTGTTCAAGGGAGCGCCAGATGGCTCTTTACTCCGGTTTAGAGTCCAAAAGGTTTATGCCACTGATACGACAGCCAACAACATCGTTGGTCTGTTTTGAGTTGGGACAATAGTCGGTTCTCATAAATAAACAAGACTTAATCGTATAGGAAACGACAATGCTTCTCATCACCGAACTAAATGAAGACGTCCAGTACATTCGAGAAGCCACTGAGAGCGGCGAAAAGAAGTACTACATCGAAGGCGTCATCATGCAGAGCAATCTGGAGAACCGCAACGGGCGGATGTATCCACGCAACGTCATGATGAAAGAAGTGGATCGATACAACCGAGAATACGTGGCTAAGAAGCGCGCATTCGGGGAGTTGGGACACCCAAGCGGCCCAACGATCAACCTAGATCGCGGCTCGCACATCTTCACTGAACTCAAGGCAGATGGCGACAACGTAGTCGGTCGAGCGAAGATCATGGACACTCCAATGGGTAAGATCGTTAAGAACTACATCGACGAAGGCGCTCAGCTAGGTATTTCGTCTCGTGGTCTAGGTTCGCTCAAGAAAAATAGCAAGGGCATCATGGAAGTCCAGAACGACTTCATGCTAGCCACTGCAGGAGACATCGTCGCTGATCCTAGCGCACCATCCGCTTTCGTCAACGGTATCATGGAAGGCGTGTCTTTCTATTACGACCTAGCATCTGGAAGTTTTCGGTCTGCAAACGAGTTCGACCGAATCGAAGAAGAGATCCGTACCACCGCGAAACAGTCTTCAAAAGCACTCGAAGAAAAAGCGATTCGTCTTTTCGAAGACTTCATGAAATCGCTGTGATCATAAATATCATCGAATGACAATAAACCTGTCAAGGAGAACCCAAATGGATAAAGAACTAGAGGACGTAGTAGAAGCAAAGGCGACCGGAGAAGATTCCGAGTCTGCGGATGCAGTTACTCCTGCTGGCGGTATGCCTAAGAAGCGTCGTGCTGACGTCATGAAAACGGTAGACCCAACGGCGGACGACATCGAAAAGACCGTCAAGACCCCTCAGGGCAGCCACGATGTCGGCCTGAAAGAGTCGGTATTCGGTCTGTTCGAAGGCGAAGAACTCTCGGAAGACTTCAAGACCAAGACCGTCGCTATCGTAGAAGCGGTAGTCGCTGAGAAGGTCGCTACGATTCAAGAAGAGCTAGAAGCTCAATATGACGCTAAGCTTGAAGAGTCGGTCGCAGAAATCAGCGAGAGCCTCGTCCAGAAGCTAAATTCGTACCTAGACTACGTGGTCGAGGACTGGTCTGAGCGCAACGAAGTCGAGATCGAGTCCAACATCAAGGTCGAAGTCGCGGAGTCGCTACTTTCTGGTATGGCTAGCCTGCTAGCAGAGCACAACATCGCGGTAGACGACGAAGAGATCAACCTCGTTCAGGAAACCGAAGAGAAGCTAGCGGAGAAGTCGGAACTCTACAACGACCTATTCGAAGCTCACCTAGAACTCAAGAGAGAGAACCTAGAACTCAAGAAGGAAGTCGTATTCGCAGAAGTATCCGAAGACCTATCGGATATGTCAGCGGACCGTCTGCTAAAGCTTTCCGAGTCGATTTCGTACGACGATATTGATGAGTATCGCCTCAAGCTAGAATCCCTAAAAGAGAGCTTCCTAGCTGAAAAGGTTACTCGCGCCCAGAAAGAAGAGCCACTAGAAGAGCTAGCGGAAGAAGCTACGCCTGTAAATCCGCAGGTTAATGTCTACGTAGACTCTTTCAACAAGTTCAAGAAGTGAAATCAATAAATAGAATTGGTTGACCAAACCCAACAAGGAGACTAAAATGTCTAGACAAACTGAACTATTCGAAAAGTGGGGTCAAGTAATTGACCACGAAGCTTTCGATCCAATCGCGAATCGTCGCAAGCGTCACGACCTAGCCGTCGTTCTAGAGAACACCGAATCAGAAGTTGCAAAGTCGGGCGTGTCCTTCACTTCGCTACTTTCGGAAGCGGCGCCAGTCAACAACACTGGTAACGTCCAGAACTACGATCCGGTTCTAATCAGCCTCGTACGTCGTGCGATGCCAAACCTGATCGCTTACGATCTCTGCGGCGTTCAGCCGATGACTGGTCCAACTGGCCTCGTCTTCGCTGCACGTTCTAACTACGTCGATTCCGCTAACAGCGCAATCAAGACCGAAGCCTTCTACAACGAAGCTGACACCGACTTCTCCGGAACCGGTACTCAGGCTGGCACTGTAGGTACTGCCGCAACCGCTAACACCGGTACTGGTATGTCCACTGCAACCGCAGAAGCCCTCGGCGATGGCGTTGGTGCTGACTTCGTAGAGATGTCGCTAGAAATCGAGCGTGTGTCGGTAACGGCAAACTCGCGCGCGATGAAGGCAGAGTTCTCCACCGAACTCGCACAGGACCTCAAGGCGATCCACGGCCTCGACGCTGAAGCTGAGCTAGCTAACATGCTATCCGCTGAGCTTCTAGCCGAGATCAACCGTGAAGTCGTCCGCACCATTTACAACACCGCTGTAACTGGTTCGCAGTCCGACGTTGCTACCGGTGGTGTCTTCGACCTCGACGTCGATTCCAACGGTCGCTGGATGGTAGAGAAGTTCAAGGGACTTATGTTCCAGATTGAGCGTGAAGCTAACCAGATCTCGAAAGACACCCGTCGTGGTAAGGGTAACATCATCCTCTGCTCGTCGGATGTTGCTGCTGCTCTTCAAATGGCTGGTATGCTCGACTACGCGCCTGCGCTTAACGCGAACAACCTGAACCCAGACGACACTGGCAACACTTTCGTCGGTGTTCTAAACGGTCGCTATCGCGTCTACATCGACCCATACGCTGGTGGTAACTTCATGGTAGTAGGCTACAAGGGTTCCGACACCTTCGACGCCGGTCTCTTCTACTGCCCATACGTACCGCTACAGATGGTTCGTGCCGTTGGCGAGAACAGCTTCCAGCAGAAGATTGGCTTCAAGACCCGCTACGGCATGGTCGCGAACCCATTCGCTCAGGGTCTAACCCGTGGTTCTGGTGCGCTAACTGCCAACACCAACAAGTACTACCGTCGTACCCTCATCACTAACCTGATGTAATCGACACAAAGATTCAGGGCCAACCTGAACGAAAAGAAGACTGGGGCGCTTTATGCGCCCCTTTTCTTTGCGCATATATACAGTAAAGGAGTTCATCATGCCCAACTTTAACCAGAGCTTCCTATCTCCTACCGAGTTTCGATTCACCATAACTCGCCTCCCGTACACCCAATTCTTTGTACAGAGCGCTAACATCCCTGGAGTCCAGATGGATGGAGAGTCTAATTTCCCGACCCCGTTCAAGACGCTGCATCGTCATGGCGATAAGATGACCTACAACAACCTGACGGTAACCGTTCGGGTAGACGAGAACATGAAAGTATTCAAAGAGATTGTGGACTGGATAGAGGGACTGACTAGCCCAGAATCTTTCAGCCAACACGACGCTCTAAATAGAAGCGATGACGGGCTGTACTCCGACGCTACGCTCACGCTATTCACCAACTCCAAGAACCCCAACATAGAACTACAGTTCAAAGACGTGTTTCCGGTGTCTATAGGAGACATTCAAATGGACCTAGCTCAGGGGACTATTGAGTACGCCACTGCTACTATAGAGTTTGCGACGAACGGGTACAAGATAAAGACTCTCTAAGGAGACTGCTATATAATGACTTTTGACGACATCTACAAAGAATGGGAACAGGACGGCGCTATTCGAATGGATAGACTGTCTACCGAGTCAGCCAACATCCCGTCTCTCCACAACAAGTACTACCGCATGTACCTCACGGAGGGGCTACGTCTCAAGAAGCTTCGCGCAGAATATAAGCAACTGGTCAAGCTGAAAACGGAGTACTACAAGGGCGAGCTAGACTCGGAAGAGTTGAAAGAACACGGCTGGCCGCCCCAACAACTAAAGATCCTTAGACAAGACATTCCGACTTACCTAGACGCGGACAGCGACTTGATCACCAAGAGCCTGAAGATTGGTCTGGTAGAGGCGAACGTAGAGTACTTGGAATCCATCATTCGCCAGATCAACAATCGTGGCTATCAGATCAAGAATATCATCGACTTCGAACGTTTCAAGAGTGGGTCTTAATGGAAAAGGTGCATATAGCCTCTATAGACGAGGCGTACATTAGAGTTTCAGCGGAGCCATCTACCAAGATGGAGCTATCGGAGCATTTCTGCTTTGAGGTGCCCGGGGCTAAATTCATGCCGGCTGTGAAAAACAAGATATGGGACGGGAAGATTCGCCTCTTCAATTCCATGACTGGACTCATCTACAAGGGTCTAGCCGCCGAGGTGGTGAAGTTCTGCAAATCCAGAGACTATGACGTCTCCTGGGACGATAACGTATTTCCAGCTAACCCGGTTCCCGAAGATATCGCCTACGAGTTGGCCAAAGAATTTCAGAGTGGCTATGAGCCAAGGGAATATCAAGCTAGAGCGGTCTACCAAGCCATCAAGTATAATCGTGGCTTGTTTCTGTCTCCAACAGCATCTGGAAAGTCTTTCACCATCTACCTGATAGCTCGTTTCATCGTAGACGTGCTAGAAGGGAAAGTCTTAGTCATCGTTCCCACTACCACTCTAGTCTCTCAAATGAGCGGCGACTTCATAGACTACAATCAAAAAAACTCTCTGCCGATCCACCAAATCATGGGCGGGAAACCCAAAGACGACGACTCTCCGTATTTCATATCTACGTGGCAATCGATCTACAAGATGCCGGCTGAATGGTTTGACCAGTTTGACTGCATCATCGTGGACGAAGCTCACTTGGCTAAGGCTAAGTCCATAACCGCAGTCATGGAGAAGTCTCGAAAGGCCAAGTTTCGATATGGATTCACCGGTACCCTAGACGACAGCCTGACTAACGAAATGACCCTCAACGGCCTGTTCGGTCCGACTATGAAGGTCACTACGACCAAGAAGCTCATCGAAGATGACACGCTGTCTGCTTTCGAAATCAAGTCGGTCATCCTAAAGTACCCTCCACATATACGAAAGGGACTCTCTGGGAAGAGCTACCAAGAAGAGATTGACTGGCTGGTATCTTGCGAATCGCGCAATCGCTTCATCGCTAACTTGGCGCAGCGAACCCCGGGTAACAACCTAGTGCTCTTTCAGTTCGTAGAGAAGCACGGCAAGGTCCTTCTGCCAATGATCGAAGCTGCGGGAGACAAGCCAGTACACATGGTCTATGGTGGGGTCACGACCGAAGATCGGGAAGCGATACGTAAGCTGGTGGAAGCGGAGAACGAACAGATCATCCTAGCTTCTTACCAGACCTTCTCGACTGGAGTCAACATCACTAACTTGGACAATCTGATCATGGCTTCTCCGTCTAAGTCGAAGATTCGAAACCTACAGTCCATTGGTCGGGTTCTGCGTAAGAAGAAGAACGGCGGCAAGAACGAGGCTTGTCTCTACGACCTCGCCGACGACTTGAAACATGGGAAGACCATGAACTACGCTTCGCTGCACTTCGCGGAGAGGTGCAAGATATATAAGTCTGAGGGGTTCAAGAACACCATATACGCCGTCGACCTGAAAGTGGAATGATGAACATATACCATGTGAAACTACGAAGTGGCACGGATCTTATCAGCGCAGGATCCTTACACCAAAACTTCCTCTACTTGGAAGAGCCGGTTGAAGTAATCAGCGACATGGGAACTCTCATAGCACTGCCGTGGCTACAGCTATCTAAGGAAAGAACGGCCAAGCTTCCCATGAACATGATAGCTGTGGTTAATGAAGCCTCGGCTGAGGCCGAGTCGTACTACGTACAGTATCTAAGACGAACTATGATAGAGAGGGCTAAGGACTCTTCGATGGACCAAGACCTACAGCTAGCCATCGAAGAATCGTTCTCTGCACCCAAGCATTAACTCTAAGAACTTCTAAGACGTTACAGTCATTATACCACTTGACCGGATACATGTCAAGCAAAAAACTCTTTTGATAGACATAGGTACTGCGCACTGCCCAGACCCAAATCTTCTTCAAAGTCTTCTAAGACGTTACAGTCATTATACCATCTAGGTGAGACCATGTCAAGCGAAAAATGCACTTGACAGAAAATTTCTGTTGTGCTATGATGAAAGAAAAATAGGGGAGACTATGGCTAGAAAACGAAACTACGTCAACAATCCAGACTTCTACGCAGCCCTCAAAGAGTACAGGGAAGCCTGCCGCGAAGCGGAGAGTAGAGGGGAACAGCGCCCGGACGTTCCCCGCTATATCGGGGAGTGCATCTGGCATATAGCCAATCGCTACTCGACCAAACCCAACTTCTACTACTATTCCTACCGAGACGAGATGATAGCTGATGGGCTAGATCACGCCTCTAAGGCTATCTTGAAGTTCGACCCGGATAAGTCCGAGAACCCGTTCGCATACTTCACGCAGGTCATCAAGAACGCCTTCAAACAGCGAATAAAGATAGAACAGAAGGAAGTCTACATCAAGTACAAGGTCACCGAGAATAGTATCATCAACGGTGCGACTTTTGAGGGCAGCACTGGAGACTCCGAAGACCTGTCGAGCCACGAATCTCTCACTGGAGACTACATCGTCGATTTCGTCACCAAGTACGAGAATCGAATGAGAGAGCAGACGGAGAAGCGAAAGAAGAAAGTCGGCCTTGAAGCCCTATATGATGAGGATTGAGTTTGAAGATTGCGATCATAACTGATCAACACTTCGGTGTGAGAAACGACAATAAGCACCTGCTTAACAGCCAAGTCCAGTTCTACGAAAACGTGTTCTTCCCCACTCTAGAAGAACACAGCATTCGTACTGTCCTGGATCTAGGAGACACCTTCGACCGAAGAAAGTTCATCAACTACCACACGTTGAAGACGGCCAGAGAATGCTATTTTGACGTCTTAGCGGATAAGGATATCGATCTATACGC